TAGAGTGGCAGAAGGAGAAGAGTTAGCAGATGATCTACTCATAGTGAAGAACACCATAGATTCAGCAAAGAAAGGAGATCCTAAGTCTAGAGATTTGATTTGGAATTATCTTGATGGTAAACCAGCTCAATCAAAAGATGATCCAGGAGGAGAAGACAACCCTATGCACATGACTGTTACTATCAAACAATTGTGACATTCACTTATAAACATTTAAACAATATGTTGGAGCCTGTACGCTTTAAAAAGGATGGGAGCATATCTAAGGGAAGGGGGGAGAAAGGATATTTTATAGATATGACTAATCCAAAGAACAAGATAGCCGCTGAGTATGTACTAAGAAGGTCAGAAAGGAATCTTCCTATAAAGGTTCCACCCAACACGGTAGCTCTTTATGATATACAAGAATGAATGTTGAACTACCAGTACTAGACTACAGGGAATACCAAAAACCTCTCGTTAAATATATGAGAGATGGTAGAGCTAATAACACTACACGTAGAGCAGTTTGGGTGGCACATCGTAGAAGTGGGAAGGATGTTACTTGTTGGGAGATATGTGTAGAAGAGGCTATTCAAGATGTAGGTACTTATTATTATTGTTTGCCTGAGTTCGTTCATGCAAGAAGAGTTATATTTGAGGGAATGCTAAATGATGGGATGCGTTTTATTGACCTCATACCCATAATGATGATAAAGAATATAAACCAATCCCAGATGAAGATAGAACTTGTAAACGGTTCAATCATACAATTAGTGGGATCAGATCAATACGATAGACTTGTAGGAACAAACCCTAAAGGAATTGTATTCAGTGAGTACTCAATCACTCACCCTATGGCTTGGCAGATACTACGACCTATCCTCGCAGCTAACGGAGGTTGGGCTATCTTCAATGGAACACCACGAGGAAAGAATCACTTTCACGATATGTTAGAGAGAGCAAAGACAGATGACTCATGGTTCTGGTCTGTTGATAATGCTGACTCAACAGGAGTGCTATCACAAGAAGTATTAGACAAGGAGAGAAGTGAGATGGATGTAGATATCTTCAACCAAGAGTATTACTGTAGTTTTGATGCTGCTGCTAAAGGAGCGTACTACAGTGAACAGATCATGTCGCTTAGAGAACAGAACAGACTATGCAAAGTACCGTATGACTCTAAACTTAAAGTATGTACTGCATGGGATCCAGGTGATGTAACAACAGCTATCGTCTACTTCCAAATATACGGCAAGGAAGCAAGGATAATAGACGCAGAAGAATTCTATTCACCTTCTGTCGAACAGGTCTACACATCAATCAAGGATAAGCCTTACACTTATGAATATCACTTCTTACCGTTTGATGCCACTGTAACGCAAATGGCTACAGGAATGTCCATCATACAACAACTAAGGAAGTTAGGACTGGATAACATCTACAGAAGCCAAGACGGTGACGGACTACCACCACAGAAGTCTAAGATGGATGGTATAAAACTGGTACAAACAGCCTTCCCTAGTCTGTGGATAGATGAATCACTAGAGAAGATAGTACTAGAACCTCTATCGAACTACGCACCGCTATACAGCGACAAGAAACATGACTACTCCAAAGAACCAGAACACAACTGGGCATCTCACATGAGTGATGCTGTTAGATATATGGTTATTGCTCTAAACCTCATACAAGTAAGACCTAAGCCTAGAGTATCAAAGAGAAGAGAAAGTACTGGATGGATGAAAGACGCAGGTATATAATTGAGGTATGACTGAAGGATTACTATTATATGCGCTCTCTTATGTTCTCACCTTCTTTGCACTCAAAGACAGTGTAGAGGAGATTATTTTGATACCCATTATCGCCATAGTGTTGTGTGTTGTTGCACTAGGTATTGGTGAACTTGCTTTACTATGAACTTACGAGATAAAGGTAAACGAACGGATAAGGAGATGATTGAGTTATATATAGAGAGCCGTGGGCAGAACAATCTAGACCTACAGAAAGAGCTAGGTTACTGTGCTCCGTTAGCTGATATGATTACAAATATGCGTGACGAGCTTGAGAGACACAAGTTCCATGGACACGACAGAGGCTTCAGTAAACCAGTGATACTTGTTATGTTCGTTGTAGCACTTCTAACAAACCTACTCTAATGGAACAAGAACTAAAGAAAATACAAAGCACACTCATCTACAACCAGAAGAGAGCAGAGCTAAAGACTATGCAAGTAGTAGAAGAAGAACTGTTCAAGCTAGAGCAACGATTAAAGCGTGAACACGAAGACGTTATAAGGGCTATCCAAGTAGAAAAGTATAGGAAATAAACGATTCTACCTGTAGACTGACTATGTGAGAATCCTAGTAGTAATTCCCTCATTTACTGGCTGGATGAGAAAAGAATTGTTAGCTACCATGATGGAATACATGATAGACAAACGATATAAGAAGACCATTGTGTTTATTAAAGGTAGACCACTAGAGGAATCATTGAACATTGGCGCAGATATGTGTCTAGGAAACTACAAAGAGAACCCAAAGATAGACATAGCTTACAGTGACTTTGATGACTTTGAGAATGGATACGACTTTATGTTAGTTAATGATGACGACAACGTACCACTGGATAATTTCCTAGACTTGTGTGAGCTAGACAAAGACCTACTCTTCATGCCCTATCCGATAATGCAACAGTATGACATCAATAAAAATCCTATCAGGTGGGGTATACTGTGTGATGATCCTAAAGGTAAAGGTTTACAGCAGGTAGAGGCTGGTGCTTCTGGGGCGATGATGGTAGCTAGGAGAGTACTTGAGAAGCTGAAGCAGCCAATCTTCAAACGAACCTACTCCGAAGAAGACGGACACGTTACAAGGGGAGTAGACTATCGTTTTTCAGATGATGTAAGGGAAGCTGGATTTGAGATATGGTGTAACTGGGACAGGCGAGCAACCCACTGGAATCCTACTGAGCTGTTCGCTATGTTCGTCGGCTTCCAGAACTACTTTACAAAGGATAAATAATCGCTAGACTAGATTCATGGTAAATATAATAGTTAAGAGCGACAACGATGAAAGATTGGAGTGGGAGAAAAGAAATCCACCACCAATAGCACGAAGAGATAACGAAGGTAGACCTGTTATTGATGATGTTCTTATCGACAAGCAAACTGCACACCGTCACAACAAAGATGCAGCAGGAGTAACAACAGAGGCAGAGTATCAAAGACGTAAAGAACTTGCCCAACGCATGGACAGATGACCTTTACTGCCGCACAATTTCCGAACTTCGTTAAGAACAAGAAGATCAAGGTGCTACCGAAGCTAAAACGTAAGAAGAAAAAGAAAGTTGCTAAAAAGACAAAGAAGAAGTAAAATAAGGAGTAACTGGGGTTGTCGACTATTATTATGCCTCAAACACTAGAAAAGAAAACCCCTACAAGGGATCTAACACGGGAAGAGAAGAAGACTATGCAAGAGGATGCAGAACGCATCGTTCATTTTAAGTCATACCGTAGAAAGTTTGAAAGCCAAATGAGTAAGGGTGCTCAAATGTGGAATATGCTTGCTGATCCAGCCCCAAGGGACGATATCGCCAACATATACATCGGAATCGCAAGAATGATAGGACAGGCTTCTATTACTGCTATGAGCCAAGGAAGACCAGAATTTGGGTTTAAGCCTGGTGCTCCATCAGATAGAGCAAAGATACCATTCTGGGAGGCAGGAGTAGATCATATCCTTAACCTATCGAACTATGATGCTAAACAGTTATATTTTCTTACTGATCATACTGTCCTTGGTATGGGTATGCTTGAGGTAGTCCCTCAGATACCTATGAGGAAGAAGAGGTTTAAGACAGGTAACGGATTCAAAGAGGTATGGAAGAGAGACTTCACAAGACCAAAGGTCGAAGTAAGGCACAGATCACCGTTCGAAGTATGGCTAGACCCTTCAGCACCTACATTAGATGATGTACGAGTAATCTATGACGAAGAATACATACATGAAGACACCTTTGAACTAGAGTACCGCAAAGCAATCACACCAGAAGGGAAGGTAAAGTACGACAATCTTGATCTCGTACTACCAGGGAAAGAGCTAGGCTTCGGAGATAGTGGAGAACTCATGTACAAGGACAGTAGCCGTAAGGATCGTATCATTGTAGGTAAACTACAAGATGAGAAGGGAGATGTACTCAG